AGGGATGCATCCCTAATGGAGAATACAAGTGTAGAGTAAGATTGGCTAGGGAAAGTGCTACTAGGGATTATGTTCACTTATTAGTGCAAGATGTTCCTGACAGAAGCTACATCTTATTTCACAGAGGTAATTACCCTTCAGATAGTAGAGGGTGTATATTAACAGGAACTCATAGAGCTCAGGTTCCTGATAAAATTTTAGAAAGTAAAATAGCTCACGCTTACCTAATGAATTATATTTTAGGTAATCAGTTAAGTAAAAACATAAGTTTAATAATTAAAAATAGATAAAAAATGAAAAAAATAGTTTTAATGATGGCAGTTATTTTAACTTCTGTATGTGCATCTGCACAATATACAGCAGTTAGTAATGTAGATTTCCCAAGTGAAAATGAAAGTTGGGGTATAGATAATTTTACAAACAATATAGGAATTGGATATTCTTTAGATGCAGGCTATATGGTTGGAATCAAAAAGAGTGGAGATGATTATGATTTTTTTGTAAGATATAGTATGAGTGATAATTTATACTTATCAGCAGACTTACCAAAAGAAAACACCTTTGACAACGCTAGAGTAGGGGTTGGGTATTCTATAAGATTTTGGGAAAGTATGTATGTAGAACCAAATTATAGTGTAAATTTGGATTCTGAAACAGATGATAGTGGAGAATTTAACTTAGGAATATCCTATAAGTTTTAATAATAACCTTAAAAAATAAAAAAATGAAAAATTGGATAATTTTAACAATGATGAAAAGTAAAAAGTTTTGGTATGCAATCTCAGCAGTAGTTATTCCTGCTATAGTAACATATTTAGGAGTAGATGAGGAAACTGCTACAAATCTTTATCACGCTATCTTGGTTCTAATTTTAGGACAAGGTATTGCTGATATATCAAAAAAATAATGTAACTTTGTAATCCCAAAATCTTTGAGTGTTTTCATTGTTGGGAATAGTTAGTAGTTAAGAGTGGGGAGTTAATAACTTCCCATTCTTTTTTTATGCGTTATGTTTTTTTCCCTATATTTGGCTTATGAAAAAATACGGAAGAAGGCTAAGACTGACTCCTGAAGAAGAAAATCTTATTTATCAGAGCAGGGCTAAAACTGTAGAAAATATAAATGATAACTCAGCTTTAGACGACCACTTAAAAGAAAGGGGTATAGAAAAAAAAGATGTTGTATCTGTAAAGCATTGGCAATCAGCTAATGGGGAGTATCGTTTCTCTATAGTCACAAAAGAGGATTATGGCTTAGATGAAAGACAAATTTTTGAAAGCGTTAATAAATTTATTGAGGGATATTCCCCTGAATATAATTCTATTAAAAGAAAAAAAGGCAATCATTTATTAGTAATCAATCCTTCTGATATTCATATTGGTAAATATGCTAATGAATTAGAGACAGGAGAAACTTATGATTGTGAAACTGCTGTTGTTAGGGTTGTTAGCGGTGTTCAAGGGTTAATAAATAAAGCTAGTGGTTTTGATGTAGATAAAATTTTATTTTGCATTGGAAATGATGTTTTACATATAGATAATGTCTATAATACTACAACTAAAGGCACACACCAAGACACAGATGGTAAGTGGTGGGAGCATTATGAGATTGCTTTAATGCTTTATGTTAAGGTAATTGAAATGTTAAGACAAATCGCTCCTGTAGATGTTTTGCATTCTATGAGTAATCACGATTACCAAAGTGGATTTCATTTAGCTCACACATTAAAATCTTGGTTTAGAAAAGCAGATGATGTTAATTTTGATATTAGCGTTGCACATAGAAAATATTATCAGTATGGTAAAAATCTTATTGGATTAGAGCACGGAGATGGAGCAAAAATGGATAAGCTTCCTCTTTTAATGGCACAAGAAAGACCTGTTATGTGGAGCAAATCAAAATTTAGATATTGGTATTTACATCATATTCATCATAAAGTTAAGCACAAATGGTTAGATGCTAAAGATTTTATAGGTGTAACTGTAGAGTATATGCGAAGCCCATCATCAGCAGATAGTTGGCATTCAAGAAAAGGATTTTGCGGAGCATCAAAAGCTTGCGAGGCTTTTATCCACGATAAAGAAAGCGGTCAAGTAGCAAGATTAACACATTATTTCTAAAAAATTAACCCTTAAATAACCCTTAGTATAGAGTTTGTAATACTCTTAAAGATAAATATAAAGAACAATATAAAGATAAATTTAAGGATAAAAACAAAGAAACTTAAAAAAAACTTGTAAAAAAGTTTGGTAGTTTCAAAAATTGTTGTATCTTTGTACAGAATTTCAACTAACTAACTATTAACGAAAATACTAAATTATGAATTACGATAATTGGAAATTAAGCAACCCTATAGATGATGGAAATGGATATAATATGGTTTCATCTTGTTGTGGGGTAGAGCTAACAGAATCAGAATACTCAGAATGTTGTGGTGCTAAAGTTTGGGAAAACACAGATGTATGTTCAGAATGTAAAGAACATAGTAGTGACTATATGGTATGTGGAGAATGTGGAGATGAATGTGATGAAATAGAGGATTATGAGTATGAAGAAATACAAAGAGAAAATTATGCGGAAATGAGAGCTGATGCAGAAAGAGACGAAAACTAACTATTAACTTAAATAATTAAATTATGCAGAAAACACAAACGAGTGATATTCTACAACACTTAAAAGATGGTAGAAAATTAACACAAAAAGAGGCTATTAATATGTATGGTGCTTATAGATTGTCAAGTATTATTCACTCTCTAAGGAAGCAAGGACACGACATAGTGTCTATACCTAAAAAAGTCCCAACTCGCTATCACAAGGCAGATGGAAGCCCTGTAATGGCTAATGTCGTTGAATATAAGATAGAAGAATTACCGTGGCGAGACAGGAGCTACATCTTAAAATAAAAAAACAAGCTTTGATTCTAGGCTTAAAACTTTCATAGAATCAATTACAAACTAATTATTAACTAAATTTTATTAAAATGCAAAAAGTAGAAAACAACATTGAAGAAGTAAAAGAAACAAAAAAAGAAACCTTAAGGAGATTGTTTAAGGCAAACGGACTCGTTGAGGAGGATGTTTACAAAGACAAAAGAGGATTTGTAATTATCACTAGAACAGGAATAGACAAAATTGTAGCAAGGCAAAAAATACAAGTAGCCTATGAGCCTGTAATGATGACCCAAGAATGGGTTGTATTAAGAGCCACCGCAAGTATGCGAACAGGCTCAGGAGAACACGATGTTAGAAATATGATGAGTTTTGGAGAAGCTTCTGACGCTAACTTAATGGGGGGTGGTAAAAAGTTCCCTGTTGCTATGGCTGAAAAAAGAGCTATGAGTAGAGTTGTCTTAAAGATTGCAGGATTCTATGAGCAAGGAGTGTTTGGTCAAGACGAAATTGTAGATGACTAATCAAAAGTATGATGATTGGATGGAGGAGGTTCTTAATGGAGAGCCATTATTAGCAGAAATGTGGAAAATAGGCTATATTGAGAATCTCTTACCATACACATCTTTAAGCATAAAAGAGCAAGAAACAATATTTAATAACCTATCAACCCTAACCGAGATAGAAGCGGATGAGTTGATACCATATTTGAAAGAAAATGAAATTAAACAAGACCCAAAAGACCAATATGAGCAAATGCGAAAAGCAGGAGTGTTTAGTGATTAGTGTTTATAAAAATCACAGTAAAGCTTTTCATTATTCAATATGGTACGGAAGTAATTTTTTAGGAGAAGTGGTAGAGGATGAAATTATGCAGCTTCTTGGAGCATCAGACACAAAAAAGTTTTACAAAGAAAACAAGGTAAATTTTCTAGTACCTAAAAGTTTAATACAAAATCTAGTTAAAAAACCAAAATATTATTAAAATGAAAAATGATTATGAAAAAGTAAGGACTTCAAGAAATGAGCTTGAAGCAATATTAAGAATAAGAGGGATTTCTAAACAAAGGTTTGGGAGAATACTAAACATTAAAGGCTCAACCATTGAAAAATATTTAGACAACCCATACCACTTAAGGTATTACCAAATGCAAAGGCTTGCGAAATTTCTTAATATAGATGTTAAAGATGTTATAGATATTATAGAGATTGATTTAAGCGAGGATATGATTGTGGTAGAAGGAGAGAGTGATTTTCAAGGTGTTGAATCCTTAAGTAAAGCCTAAAGGAATGAAAAGCCATAAAAACATTCCGTTTACGAAAGAGAGAAACGACAGGATAAAGAAAGAGATTTGTGAGCTTTATGATTTAGAGTGGCATATTGTTACCTCTAAAAGTAGAAGGAAAAAAATAATGGAAGCACGAAGGTTGTATTGTGCTTTGTTAAGAAACATATTTTTACTACCTTTACAGACTATAGGAAACTTAACCAACACTCATCACGCTAGCGTTTTACACACTATTAAACAGCATAACGATTACTCTGAAATATACAAAGGATATGATAAAGATTATGAGAACATCAAACAATCTTTAATAGATAAAAATAGCCTGACTTATTTCTTAGATGAGCTAGCTCACTTAGAAAGGAAAAAAAATAAAATACAAGACCAAATAGATAATTTAATATTAATTAAAAACCAAACTTAAAATGGCAGAAAAAAATTACATACCAAGTAGTATTAAAAAAGTAGAAACTCAATATGGAGAGCTTTTTAATGTAGCGATTAAAGTAGACGACCTACAAAAGATTGCTAAAAAAGGGTGGGCAAACATAACTATAGCAGAAAGGAGAGAAGTTTCTGAAAAAGGAGCAACCCATTACGCTTATGAAAATACTTATGAGCCGCCAAAAGAAACAACAGCAGAAGCAAAGACAGATAAAGAAGAAGAAGATTTACCATTCTAAATAATATAAAAAAAACTACTAAATTATTTGGTAGTTTCAGATATTATTCGTATCTTTGTATAGAATTTAAGGGGAAAAAACCGAAACTCGGCTCACCGAAACTCGGTTCCTCTTATAATTCTAACTAACTAACTATTAACTAAAAAGAAAACGCTTATGAATGAAAAAATTACGAGAAAAGAATTATTAATTGATGTATTGTCAATTCAAACCACAAGTGGTAATGAATTTGATATGATTGCATATATCCATAAATTCTGCAGAGAAAATATACCAAAAGCAGAGGTTGTAATAAAGGATAGCAATATATATGTAACAAAAGGAGAGAGTGAAATATACCCTTGTATTGTTGCACACACAGACACTGTACACGACATACATAAACACTACAAAGTTTTTGATGATGACGGAGTGTTGTTTGCTTTTAATTCTGAAAAAGGCAAGCAGGTTGGTATAGGTGGAGATGACAAGGTAGGGATATGGATAGCC